AGCCGGATAAGCGTACATACTAAAATGATAGACTTATACAAAGAAATGCTTGAAAATTAAAAATAAGTCACTATAATACATAAAACGTAGAATTATTTAACTTTACGCAATAATTTGGGAGAATAACTGCCATGACCAACACTGACGTGGTTAGTGTGGATAGACTTGTCTCTGTCTACATCAAGATACGTGATAAAAAAGCGGCTATTACTGCTGAATTAAAGGAGCAGGAAGCCGAACTAAACGAGAAGCTGGATGTGATTAAGGGTGCTCTTTTGCAACATTGCAAAGATAATAACAGTGAATCTGTACGCACCAAATTTGGCACCTTCTTTCGTACCATCCGCACTAAATACTGGACTTCCGATTGGGAATCCATGAGCGGCTTCATTAAGGAAAATGATGCGGTTGATCTTTTGGAAAAGAGATTACACCAAGGCAACATGCGGCAATTCCTTGACGATAACCCCGACAAACTTCCACCGGGTTTGAATGTGGATAGTACTTATACAATTACTGTAAGGAGAAGCAAGGCCAATGACTGAAAAGTATTTACCAATTGAGGATTTAGCTAACCATTTGTCGGTCAAAGTAAGTACGATACGACAGTGGGTAAAGCAGGGGCACATCCCTATCAGTAGCTATTTAAAAGTGGGACAGACGTACCGGTTTGATATCCCTTCTGTTGTAGATGCGCTGAAAGTCAATGACCCTCCCGACACTGATGTAGGTGAGATAAAAGTTACTAATGATGGCGATGTAGAAATTACCATTGTGGGTGATAGTGGGGGTGTCTTTGACGATACAGATAATTGGGAAAAAGACAGTTTTGAATGGCAGGATGATAAAGGTGACAGTTAGTTCCCGTTCTCAAAACCTATTATCCCGTATTACCAAGTCCCCTCGGAAAAAGGAAACAACAAGTGGGTTTACGGGTAAAAAAATAAGCCTGCGTGATGGTGTATTTAGAGTAATAACTGATGGGGTAGAAGTGCGCGAGTATCCTGATGCCCCTCTCAAAACTATCATCATAAAAGCTGCACCCATCTCCCGTACTTATTACGCAGGGGAATACGACGAAGAGAATCCTACTAGCCCTACCTGTTGGTCGGACGATACACGTACAGGCCACCCCTCTGAAGTTGTTTCTGAGGAAGGGAGGCAATCCGCTACATGTTTTGATTGCAAGTGGAACATAAAAGGATCAGGTAAAGGGGATAGTCGTGGGTGCAGGTTTAACCAGAGGATTGCTGTTATGTTGAGTAATGATGAAGGGAACGTAGTTGACCCAACCCTTTTTCAAATCCAGCTCCCAGCAACAAGTGTGTTTGGCGATAATCCCCAACATATGTCTATGCAAGCTTATGCTAGGCATCTTAATATCCATAAGACTCCGCTTGCAGCGGTAATTACGGAACTATATTTTGAGAAAAATAACACGTTCTTCAAATTATTGTTTCGTCCATTACGCGCAGTGACAGAAGACGAATTTGCTTTGGCTGTGGCAGCACAACAAAGTCCAGAGACAGATAACGTTTTATCATCTGCTCTGATCCCCCAATCTCCTTTCTCTACAGAGGAAGGTTTTGTATTTAATAATCTCGACAGGAGAGACTAATAATGACCGATGTAACTAACTCTTACGTAATTGAAAACGTAGATGCGCTATTTCCCAGAATTAACCAGACATACAGGTTTGATCCGAGTGCCGGAGAAAAAGGACGAAGCGTTCCATGTGATCCTTTTGATCCCAATGCTGTGTATGAAATGAAATTTAAAATGTCCGGCCCAACAGCTAAAGCTCTTTATGCAGTGATGAATGAAGCGTTTATTAATTTTAAGAAACGTGATGATAGTTGGCCCGATGAATTAACCATTCCTTTCCAAAAGGATGTAGAAGAGGAAGGTGTTTTTATATATAAGGCAACCCTCAAAGGGCAATATAAAAATAAAGCTACGAAACCACCGGGCCAGTTTGATTCAAAGAACACCCCGCTGCCTGAAGATTTTTTATTAACCACAGGCAGTACAGTAAATATGGCTGTTGAATTTATCCCCTATAAAGTTGAGGGAAGATTCGGCGTGTCATTACGTTTGCGTGCAGTACAGGTGATAAAATATATCCCGTACACAGCCCATTCCCCGTTTGTAGAAGTAGCCAACGGGTTCAGTGGGGAGGCAGATGGGGCACCAACCGGAGCCGAATTATTCCCCGTGGAAGACCCCACTCCAGAGGTGGCTCCTAAAGCGGTGGTTAACCTTGACGTGTTTGATGAGCCAAAGGTTAAGAAATCTACAAAGAAGGAAACTAAACCAAAACCAGAGACTGATTTGGGTGCGTTACTTGACGAGTTTGATGACTAAGAGCCAATGCGAACACAAGACTTTCTTAGCAAAGTTCTTAGTGACGAAGGTTTTTACTGTGTAGTAGGGAGAAAAGATCGCAAGACAATCCAGAAATTTTATAACACATTAGACTCAGTTGTAGAGAGTGCCACTAATTTTGATTTAGATGGTTATGATGTGTTCTTCGCTTTAGGTACTTTTAACAATGAGGATTCACGTAAAACTGATAACCTTAAGTACCTAAAGTCTTTCTTCTTGGATTTGGATTGCGGAGAAGGTAAACCTTACCCCTCAAAAACAGAAGCCATTGAAGCACTAAAAAGCTTTCGTAAACATTATGGACTACCCAAGTGGACTTGCGTGGTAAGTTCAGGTATGGGGTTGCATGTGTATTGGGGGCTTTCCCAATCACTCTCCCTAGCTGAATGGTTACCTGTAGCGAACCAACTCAAACAAGCATGTCTTGATTTTGGTTTCCAAGCTGATGGCGTAGTCACTGCTGATGGTGCCCGGATTTTACGTGTCCCCGGTACGCATAATTCTAAAACTTCTCCACCTATCCCAACAGGAATTGTAGGTAGTGTTAATGGCTTAGTTGCTTTAGACACATTTAAAACTTCTCTGCCACCTTCTCTGATACCAGTAGCTACTTGTAAACGCTACTCAGCAGAAGATAAAGCTGCAATGGAAGCTGCGTTAGGTAATCACACCAAACGTTTTTCCCGTTTGTTGGATGGGACTTACGAACCAGACAAAGGATGCAAACAACTTACCAAGGCTGTTGAGCACCCGGAGAATTTGTCTTACGCCGAATGGTTGCACACACTCTCCATCGCTAAACATTGTACCGAAGCCGACATGCTAGTCCATGAAATCTCTAAGGACTATCCCAATTACACCCCGGAAGAAACTGACAAAATAGTAGAGTCCATAGATCATCCTCATTTATGCACCACGTTTGAAGCAGATAACCCAGAAGGGTGTGAAGGATGTGTACATAAAGGAAAGATAAAATCCCCTATAAAACTGTGCATGGAGATCAAGGAAGCAAGTGCGGAAGACAACATAGTAGAAGTACCTACACCTAACCATCAGTTACTCACTCCCGCGCTTTCTACTTATGTGATCCCTACTTACCCCCATCCTTATTTTAGGGGGGAGAACGGTGGAATATACAGGAGGGCAAAAGACAAGGACGGTAATCCTGATCAAGTGTTAATTTATAAACAAGATTTTTACCTTGTGAAACGTTTACGTGATCCATTAGAAGGCCCATGTTATTTGTTCAGGCACCACACTCAACGGGAAGGGGTGCAGGAATTTGTAGTGCCCAGTGTTAAACTATCATCTCCTGATGAGTTCCGAAAAGCATTGGGAATGAACGACATATTCATTCTCCGCAAAAATTTGGAGGCTATGATGGGTTATGTAGGGCGCTGGATTGCCGAACTCCAAGCTACACAAGATGAGATAAAAGTAAAAACCCAATTTGGGTGGACGGAAGATTGCAAATCCTTTGTAGTGGGTAAGCAGGAGATATTTGCAGACAAGATTATCCCTAACCCGCCGGGTGCAAGGACAGCACAATACTTCCCCTATTTTGAAAAGAAAGGCACACTGGAGGGCTGGAAACGCGTCACTGAATTCTACAACCGTCCTGAATTTGAAGAACATCAATACATGTTTGCACTTTCTTTTGGGTCACCATTGATGGAGTTTGTACCTAACATCGCTGGGGCTATATACCATCTCACGAGTTCTGAATCAGGATTTGGAAAAACCACCGGGATGTTTGGGGGTGCGTCAGTATGGGGTAACCATAAACGCTTAGTATTAAAAGGTAAGGATACCGGCAATTCAGTCTGGAATCGTACAGAAATATACAAGAACATCGTCCTCTACGTAGATGAACTTTCAAACTATCCCCCTAAAGATGCGAGTAATTTTGCGTATGCAGTGACCGATGGTGAACAACGTAATCGTCAATCGAACACAGGTCAAAACATAGAACGCTTACGAGGCGAAGAATGGAGTTTGTTAGCTGGTACATCCGCTAACACGAGTTTGCTAGACAAAATGAGTGAATACCGAACGCTGCCTAAAGGTGAAGCTCAACGGGTA